AATCCCTCCCTAAAGGATCGTAGTTTAACCCCTCTGCAAATCTCTGCACAGGAGCAGTGTTGTTAAAATCCAAATCTCTAATTGCAACAGCGGCTGTTCGCCAGGCATCACAATAGTGACTTGACCAGTCATGGATAGGTTTGGAATAAGTTTTTAATTTATCTAACCACTTACGATGATACCATCTCATCGCATCCAAGAATGGTTTACAGTTATCTCTATCAATATATGTGCGATTTAGCAAGAGTTGTCCAGCGTGTATTCCATCCTCTATCGGCAGCTTTGGACAGACTCGTAGTGGTCGCATTCCCATACTATAGGCATATTCTTTTCTACTATGACCAGTAGACATCTCTCGATGTTCTATATCGTGAGGAAACACAAAATTTCTAATAGGGTAGCCTGTTTGTCGGACATAGTCTGCATAGTGATCGAGGCTTTTGTTATTATTACTATAACAATCAAATACAATCACAGCTCTATCAATAGGCTGAACAAACAATAAACTGGTATCATCTGATATTCCTAAATCAAAATAAACATCAACAGGGTAGCCAGGATCGAAGGGAAACTTGCCAATCTGGTTTTTATTTTCCATCTTTTCTATAATCTTACCATAAACCGCACCGCTCACATTGGCTGTCCAGGAACATTCAAATTCCTGTTGATACTGATCCTCTGTCATCAGTTTCCTTGCTTCTTCTAATTCTTCTTTAGGCACAAGGTTGGTTTGACTCGCTTTATGAATAACTGTTAGCCAGGCTGGATCTCCTTTGGCTTTCTCATACAAATCATAGAAAGAGTTCATTCCTTGTGGAGTTCCGATAAAATAAATATTTCCCAGGCGGTCTGCCACCGCTGGTCGTAAGATCTCAGGAAACAATCTTTCATCCATTTGAGCATATTCATCACAGAAGATCTCATCAAAGTATTGACCACGAGCAGAGTCAGGATTTTCACTACCAAACAGTGATACTCTCGCTCCTGTCGGGAAGTCAGCTCTTAGTTCTGTTTCATTAAACTTCATCCCAGGTATTTTGCGGGAATAATGTTTTAAATAATCCCATGCAATCAATTTAGCCTGGACTCTAGTAGGAGCAAAGAATGCACCTCTAAATGCCTTTTTTTTGCTCGTGAGAGCCGATTTAATCAGGTGGTTGATAGACATGACTGTTTTACCACCTCGTCTGTGCATGACGATTACTGCAAATCTGAACTTACTTAAATCACTGTGGAGCTTTTGTTGTTGTGGTCTAGGCTTGTAAGGTATCTCGATTGTTTTCAAAGTTTCACCAAGTTCAATGAATAGTTTCCTTTAAGGCTAAGAGTTCATCGTTAAAATCTATAGCCAGGTGTTCGCATATTGTTTGTGCAGCTTCAATCATACTGGACTCGTTATCAAATTTACCAATAACTATTTTGACTTCTTTTGTTTTGCTGTCGATGATTACTTTAGCTGTTACTAGACTGTCTTTCTTCAAGTGTCTTGATCTCCCATGTATTATATATACTCAGACGCACCCCAGTTTTTGGGGGTGTCTATTAAAGAAAATCTTGAAAAATCAGTCATTATCTCTGAAAAAATGTTCCTAAGTCTGCATAATAGCTATTATAAGCCACACATAGTCTTGATTTTATTAGCTTATTGAATGCTTTTCTTTTCATTATGTTCCGAACTTCTTAACGCGTGTGCGTGATCGTCTTGTTTCTGCTCTGTACTGGGATGATCTGCTGTTTCTTCTTCCTTCCAAACTACCTTGATAATCGGATCACCTTCATTGACGACAGTCTGCTTATCTCCAAACACTGACACTAACTTTGAAGCCATCCACCTGGCGTGATGTAGTCTTTCCCTGTTCCATTGTACTTGTTGAGGCTCACACTCTTGCGTTAAAAGATCTTGCATCCAATCTAGCCAGGTCATCGCTCCCATTCGTCTTGCGTCTAATATCTGTTCTTTAAACTTCTGATCGCTTTTCATCCATTCATGAATAGTAGACAAACTTGGCATATCTTTCTTTTTACAAATAGAGGCTAGACTATTCCCCAGTTCTAATTGTTCAATGATCTTTAAATATAATGCTTTTGATTTCTTCATCTGTTTTGTTCCTGTACTGTATCAAGTTTCTATATTGTTTCAACTTACCTTCAAAGGTTTTTGCTCCTGTTGATTTACCTCCATGATAACGACAAATCCACCTTCCATTTTTACATAAGATACCTTTAGCCTGGCACTGCTTCCCATCGTACTTTCTTCGTGCTTGACAAAATACTTTCTTACTTGGTCTGCCTACCATTATTTATATCCTTATTTTTTCTTATATTCCTTCACAATTCCTAAATAAACAGCAACATTCCAGGCTTCCTCGCTTGTCTTGGGATTTAAATATTTTTCTTTCCATTCAAAAGAGGCTTTATAATCACCCGTTTTTTGAACATATCTTTGACGAATGCTTTCAGGATCAAGATATTTTTTCTTATTTCCATCAGAAACACTTCGATAATTAATATTAAATCCTTTTGTTAAGTTATTTAAAATATTTTTAACTTTTTCTTTCTCATTAATGGTGGTCATATTTGAACCCTCAACTTTAGTTAATTTATTAGTTAATTCATTAGTTAATTGGTGGCTCAATTCTGAACCCCTTTGAGTCCAATTATGAACCCCTTTTGGCTCAATTATGATCCCCTTTTCACTATGTGAAACATTATAATTGATTTTATACTCTGTGGCTCTACCCACATATCCTTTCTTTAGCCTGGTTAAATATCCCCGCTCAATCAGGTTGGCAACTCCTCGCTTGATACTGCTCCTGGATAATCCTGTATCATCTGACAGCCTGGCATGACTGGGGAAAAGTTTTTTTGTCTTGTTGTTTTCTCTATCTAAAAGAAAAAACATAACCCGTCTTGCAGCATCATTCAGCTTTTGGTCTGCGTTTACCTTTTTTAATAGCTTCCATTTTTCGATCATATATATTAAAATTAATCCTTTTGAATATATTCAGCCTTGATTTATAGATACTTTGACGCCTTCCAGTGTCTGTGATCTGTCCGTTTTCTACGATTAAATCAGCTGCTAAAACATAAAAATTTTCTGTTTCTTCAATTACCCATCCCACCGACAAACAATCCGCCAAGCCGATAAAACTATCCTTTAATTCTTTCCATCCCGTTTCATCTTCCTGGGGATCTTTCCAATTAAAAATTAAAAGATCAGGGTTAATTTTAGAAGAAATCATTTACTTTTACTTTTCCTCCTGTTGCTTCTACTATTTTTTTTATGTTTTTTGATGATGGGGTGAACCCCTGACACCATCGCTGAACGAGTCGAGCTGCGTTTGAATGATCTGAAAAACCTAATATTTCAGCGAGTTTTCCAAATGTATAATTATTTTTTGTTCTGTATTGTTCTAATTTCATAGCAATAATCTCTATTTTTATTTTAAAAAAGCAAATTATTTTGTATTTTTTTTTGGTGCGACAATAATGCACAATTGACTATATAGCAAATTTTGCTATTAATATATTAATTAAATATATAACTGCGGAGGTTATTATGAACAGCTACAAATACCAAGAAATCAAAGATCACTTTGATAATTATCTAAATGAAAATTTAGATTTCTTAAAAGAAAATCATCCCAACACCTGGAAAGATGATTTACATCATTACGCATTTAATCAGGATTATTTTATCATTGGTAGACGCCAAGCGGAAGATTTTATGGGTTATTACCGATGGGATATAACTCAAATTGTCAAGGAATACGAGCAAGACAATTTCGGTGAATGTAATACTGATTTATCAGAGCCTGAAAAAGTCGTCAATATGTATGCTTACATTATTGGTGAAAGAATAGTCCAGGAGTATCTCAATAATTTAGAAAAGGAGGAGTCAAACAATGACTAATCTCACAAAGCAAGAAAAAGACTTTTTAGATTGTGCCATTTCTATGACTGGTCAAACTAACGAAATTTATTTTGATGATGTCGAAGCAGCAATTTATACAAAAAAAGGGGGATGGAATTTACCCACCCTGGTTGGTTTGTTTGGTTCTTTAAATAAAAAAGGATTGCTGCATTACGACAGAACAGACCAGGAGTATGGTCGTTTATACTATTGGGATATGCTCGTTTATCATGAGGATGTGCCAGAAGAATTGCACATGGACACACCAGAAAAAATTGAAGCCTGGTTGAATGATCCTAACCGAAAAACAGCAATAGAAATACAGGGGGAATTTTAAAAATGTTAAACGATTTTTTAACCCTGGTTGTTCATTTTGGTGCATTTGCATTTCTTTTATATTTCATTAAAGAAATTTTCAGATAGGAGGATAAATGAAAAAATTTAAAGTTGTATTGTCTTACGATGTTCAACAAACATTTTTTGTTGAAGCAAATAATGAAGATGAAGCACAAGAAAAAGCCAGAGATGGTGAAGGACATAACAAACATTACGATCATTATGATTTTAATGATTACATTGAAACAACAGAGGAGGAAAAATGAAACAACAAGCCAGGAACTATTTTCACGAGCATTTAAAAAAAGCTGCTAGTGAGGAAAAACTAACCAAGTTAATGACAAAAAGCGAAGTTATTAATTTAGAATTATCATTTAGTGCATTGGAAATTGACGCTTCATTTTATTACAAGGATGCTAATGTTTACGATGTATCTAAAAAACTTGATTTAAATACTTTCACTGATGATGAAAAATGGGAAATACTAATTTTCATTGTTAATTTAATTTACAGGAGGCAAAATGAAAATAGAAGTTAGAGGAGAAAAATGCGTTTATATCACTATAAATGGAGTTGTTTATTATATTGACGACAGCACAGGCGAACAAATTTTTGAGAAATGGAAAGAGAGGGGGAAGAAATGAGCCAGGTCAAAGCGGATTATTTTTATGAACACAATCACATTAAAAAAAAGACTGAGAAGTTCTGCCAGGAAATCCAAAAAAGGAGAAATCTAACTTTTGGACAATCGCATCATATCAGTTATGAGATTGGCAGAAAATATCTGAAGGTGGGGGAGGTTGCTCCCACCTTTGGCGGTCTATTAAATGCAATTGCTTTTGTAGACAAAGAAGGAAATATTTTTAAGAGTGCAGCACATGACAGAGCAGCCAAACACAAGCGGGGAAATGTTTTTAGCGAACAAGAAGGTAAAGAAGCAATAGACGCAACAGGATTTATAAAACATTTAAGGGGGTAAAATGACAAAAGAAGAAAAAGAAAATTTAACAAAACTATTAAAAAAACAGGGGTATAGCAGCAAAGAAATACAATTAGAAATAGAAAACGAAGAAAAGGCTATACTTTTAGAAGCTGAATTAAATAAAGATTAATTTGACATGATAGCAGCAATAGCTAATATCTTAGAATAAAAGCGGAGAAAAAAAATGAAACCAAGATTAACAGTCGGACAATTATTACAAAAATTAAAAAAATATAGCGAAGATACTATTATTGATTTTCGTTTTATAGGTGAAGAAGATATAGATTATTTAGATCCATATAGTTTTGATTATAAAATTTATATTGGTGAAAATAAATCTAGCCTTTTTATAAATTTCGCTGACAAAAATAAAGTTAAAATCAAAAAGGAAGTATACTAAATGGATGACATAAAATTCGTAGCGGACTACTGGCTTAAACATGGTCTAAATCATTTATCACCCACTCAAAAAAATAAACCGCTTTGCGGATGGTGGTTTGAATATGTTTACAAAGACCAGGAGTGGAGAAGAAAAAAGAAACCTAATGCAAAAATGTTAGCGGGAGTATCAGCACAAATTGGATGGGATAATTTTGCACTCTTTGATAAATCCATTGATGAGTCTGTAGACCTGGCGGTCAAAGATTATCTAAAAAGAAAAGGAAATTTTTTAGATGATGAAAAAGAAATGAAACAGTTTGAGGTGAACCTGGAAGCGATCCCCGCAACAGTTAAAAATTATATTGAAGCCTTAAAAGATTTAGAAATTAAAAGATATAAAACCATCAACAGTGAACGATATGTTAATTACTGGATGGATGGAATTGAAATACCCTGGACTGGAAGAACAGACATGGAAACAGATGAGTTTTTTATAGAAGCAAAAACTAAATGGCAAAGACGAGGCGGCAAACCCAGAAAAGATGGCACTTACAATTATGGCAAGGTAGCTATTCCTCAAGAACCTGAGAAGGCACACATTGACCAGGTATCTTTTTACCGAGCTGCTACCAAAAAGCCTGGCTATTTAATTTATGCAACACCCTATGAATATAAAGTTTTCAGCACAGATCAGTCCTCCGCATTAAGTGCTGAAGTCGGTGAGAGCTGTATGAAAGATTATTATCGTACAGCTCTTACAAGGCAAAACCTGGTTAAGCTATCGGATGATGCGGAATACATAGCTAAAAATTTTATACAGCCAGATTTTACAAACATTAACTATTACGGATATACAGAGGAAGAATTACAGGAGGTAAAAAACTTTTATGGTCGCTAATATTATTCCCCTTAAACCATTTTTAAACTCATTACAAATAGAGGATGAATACAAAATTTATCCTTTAGTAAAAATGGATAGAAGAAAAAGAAAAGAAAGAGAATTAATTCATCAATGTCGATGTCGATTAAGACTCAGAGAAAAACAAAACATGAAATGGGTATGGTTTCATATTAAATTAGGAACAAATCTATCATGAAAATTATAACTTTAGAGGAAGCTAGGTATCGTAAATTAAAAAGATATTACACTGGAGTTAGATGTAAACATGGTCATTTGACAGAAAGAGTAGTTAGAAATAGACGATGCCTGGAGTGTACTAGAATTGATGACAGAAATAAAAAAGCATCTTTAAAATATAAAATGAATGAAAAAAATATTTTAAGACAAAGAAAAAGAGATATGAAAAAGTTTGATATAAGAACTTTTGGTGCTGAAACTGCTAAATCTATTCCAGGGGTTGCTGAATTAAGAGAGAAACTTTATAAAACTTTAGATGTCAGGACTGGTCAATTTATTTGTTCTTACTTTAATCAGCCAATGACATTTATTCCAAACGATAAGATGGTTATTTCTTTTGATCGTTTAGATAATTCAAAACCACATACAATCGAAAACATTCAGTGTATTAGTTGGAAAGCTAATGACATAAAACAGGATCGTGATCCTTATGATTTAATGATTGTTGCACAAAAAGAAATTAACAGAAGAAAGGAAGCGAATGAACGTACAAGATAAATTAAAAGCAGCTATCGCAGTCTATGAAAAAGATTTTCAAAAGAATGCGATGACAGTCAGAGGCGGAAAGAAATACGGAACAGTTAATCAAAGACTGAAAGCCTTTAGAATGTATTTCCCTGATGCTGCTATTACTGTTGATGTTGTCAAGAATGACAAAGTCAAAGTAAAAAACCTGGAAACAGAAGTAGTCGTCATGAAATGCTCTATTAGCATTGATGGAAAAACTGTTTCAACAGGCATAGCGGAGGAGTTCCGAGAAGGATCAGCACCCGTTAATTTAACAAGTTTTTGGGAGGTGTGCGAAACCAGTGCGATTGGTCGTAGCCTTGCCAATTTAGGTTTTAGCGGACAGGAGTTTGCATCTTATGATGAGATACAAATAGCGGAAGCTAAAAGCCAGACGATTAATAGCTCTGGCACAACAGCGGATAAGTTTACAGAATTTACTGCTGCGATAGATCAAGCCAAACATATCGGACATTTAACTCAAACAGCATCTCAGTTTAAAGACTGGATCAATGGTTTAAATGAAGAAGATAAAAACAAAGCGAGATCTATTTATAACAACAAACAAAAAGAAATGAATGAACTCAAGAAAGGAAAACATTTACATGAGTAAAAAATATTTAAATATGTTCCCAGGAGATGATCTTAAAGGATCAATGACATCCTGGGGGAAGAAACCCCTGGCATCTTCTCACAAGGAAGGTTTTACACCTCAAGAAGATATTGTTTTAAAAGCTGGTCAGCCATACAAACTAACTTTGTGGCAAGGAACAACAAAGAATACGGGATATCCCACAGTGTCTTTAGCAGTGGAAGAATGGCAGCCATTTACAGGCGGCAGCTCTAACAATGCTGAAGGTAATACAGGAACGGATGACGCTCCCTTTTAATAATGAAAGATCAAAGAACTCTAGACCAATACTACACAAGAGGTGAGATCTTAAACAAAGAAGAAAGAGCCAGGAGGAAGAACAGACGTTATTTAGAGCGTTATGTTCTTCACCCTGGTTACTTCTCTAATAAAAATTCAGTGGAGGAAAAATGCCAGAACAAATAAACCCCGATCACTACAAAGATAAATTAATAGAAACCTTTGATGCTATTGTTAGTCAATTAACACCGATTGAAGTTGTTGGATTTTTAAGAGGTCAAATTATGAAATACACAATGAGATTAGGTAGTAAACATGGAGGAACAGTAGAAGCTAAGCTAATGGATGCTGGAAAAGCTGATTGGTACAATAATAAATTAATGCAATATCTAAATGACTATAAAGATGAATTAGATGGCTAGATGGAATTACTTTAATAGAGGAGATCATTACTCTGAATGGCATCGTAAGTTTGAAGGGATTGCTATGATTGATGTAGACTCTGTAGAGTGTTGCAAGGTTTGTTATGAACCCCTAGCTATAATCGAAGTAGCGATGGATAAAGGTCAAGACAAAGCCTATACCTTAGTGAAAAAGATTGCTGATAAAATGCAGCTCCCTGGTTTTGTTGTTTTATATACAGTTGATAACAATGAGATTACACAGTTTAGAATTAGACGAGTGAGTCCACAAGTTTCAAAGACATACAGAGTAGCAGAGCCAGAGCTGTGGCTATCCTGGTTAAGAAGTTTACAAACTGGGTGTAAAAGTTGTAGTCTGGATGTTGAATGGTAAAATTTATTTTATGGATAACAATGTGCATAGATGGAACTTGTTCCTATTTAAATGCAAATTTTAAAACAGCCAGGGAATGTCAGGAAGCATCCAAGGATGTCTTAACAATTATGCAAGAAAATAATATTGAAGATTTTGTTATCTATTGTGAAAAGAAAAAATCAATATCAAGTTAGAGGAAAAAAGTTTGAATACAGCCTGGAGCTGCATCCTTGCCAGGTCTGTAGTCGCAAATGGTTGGAAATAAATTTAATCCGAGTTAATCATTATGGTGAGGAGAAACCAGAATATGAGTGTTTTCGGTGTTTTAACCTACAAATTAACCCCTAAAAATCCATTTTAAGACGTTTTCAGGGGGTGTTTTCAGACTCTCTGGTATAATCTTATTCGGTTATTTTAATATTAAACTTAGGTATCTTTTTAATATGATCTCTGCGGAGTCGAATGTTTAACATTTTGTTTAAACAATCATCCTGGTAAAAGTTTTGGAGCTGATAGAGTAGCTCCGTTAGTTTAGCATCTGCTTTGTTGTGAGTAATATAAATTATTTCTTTATGGCTCGGAACTTTTTCAGTGGTATTTGATCCCCAATAATTATCAAACGCAGCTCCTGTCTTGCTGCTAACTCCAATATAAAATTCTCCTGTCTTGTAATAAGTCTTATAGACTTTATAGACTGGTCTATTTTTTATCTTCTTTTTCTTTTTTACGGATCGCACCACAGTCAATACAATACCAAACATCCAGGTATTTATCACCCAGGCATGGGTACTTCTTACAATCTGGACAGATTTTTAATTGAGATTTTTTTTTATATTTTTCTTGTTCTTCTCTGTCTTTTCTAATCCAGTCGTACCAGTGCATTAAAATATTTTAGTTAGAATGCTGATACCAATGATGACAGCCACAAAAAAAATAAATTTCTTTAATGGAGTAGCTTTGTTAAACCAGGCTATCCATTGATCCATTTTCTCAATAGCTTTTTCTGCATATTTTTCCATTTTATCTCCCTTGTCTATTGTATGGTTTAAAGTTTCTACGTTTATGTTTATTCATAGTAGAATAACTAATTCTACCATCACCTATTGTAGTCTTTTTAACGACATGAACAATGATATTACTTGTTTGTTGTTTTTTAGCCATGATTACTTTGTAATTTTTTTAGATTTTTCAAAAGTTCTCAGACCAGCCATACCTAAAAGAGCCATGACTAATGGCATGAGTTGTTCCATATTCATGCTTGGCAGAGGAAGGGTTTCAATTTCAAAGACTGCTAAAAAGAACACGATAAAATTTTTAAGAACAAATTCCCAAAATATGGATAGTGCTGCACTAAATCCAATGAGAGGTCGCCAGGAACGCTGCAAGATACCTGAAATATCGGTAGCTGTAGATTGAGCATCGGCTAAATTAATATCCATTTGTTTGCTGTTAATTTCATTTTCTAATTCCTGTAATCGTATTTTAATTTTTCCTTTTTCTTCTTCTGATACATGAACGGAGTCAATGATTTTACCAACAGAGTCTACTAAAGATCCGCCTAATATTTTACTTAGCATTTATTATTCCTTTTTAATTGGGGAGTCCAGGGTACATTCCCCTTCATCCGAAACGTACAATAATCTCACACCTAATTCTTTTTGTAAAGGCGAGGGTGATCGGTAAATGTAATTGTTTTTAGAATTAACTCTTTGTCCAGATCTACGATAGCTGGAGGATTTAACATCAATCAATAAAACCTGTTTGGTTTCTGGATCATAACAGCAGAAATCAATAGGGGATTGAACAGCTTTTTTGGCATAGACAATATAGCCTTGTTGAGTGAGCCAAAGCTCGGCAGCCATCTCGGATTGAAAGCCTTTTAATATTCGCTTATCCACAGGAAAAGCATACCGATTTATTTAATTATTTTAAGTTAAAAAACTTAGCTACAAGAGTGATAACTGCAATAACAATACCACCAAAAATAGCGATGGCTTTAATACCACCCGCTCCCATGTTCATACGTTTATTGAGATCCGCAATATCCTTTGATTGCTTATCCATTGTATCAGAGATTTGATTTATTTTTTCTTGCATCACATTAACCTGGGTAATTAACACCTCGATCTTTTGAGCAGTTGTTAATTTGGTTAAGTTTGGCATGACTACATTTCAGTTTGTAACTGTTTATGCTTTTCTTTTAAAGCAATAATTTCATCAATGGATAAATTAATTAATCCAGTTCTTAAAGAAAAATTTCTATCATAAGATCCAGTCAATCTTTCTTTAGTGAAAGCGTGATCTTCTCTTTCTTTCTTGAGTTCTTTTTTTACTCTTTTTAATTCTTTTTCTACTTCCTGTAGTGTACTCATATTACCTCCTTATTTTGATAGAGCGTCTTGGTCTAATAACCAAGATATTCTATCTAGCTGTTTTCGCATCTTATCGTAGTCTTTGTGCATATCCATAATGCGTTGCATATCTCTTTCATTGTTAGCTATTCTGCTATCCATCTTAGAGATAAACCATACAAGCGATACCGATTGCACTGCTATCGCCATGATGATGCCTATGGTTTTACTATCTATGTTCATTAACCTTTAGGATATGTTGTTTTTACTTCAGCTATCTTATCACTCCAAGTTGTTGTGCCATTGACACTATCCCAGTATTGCATATCTAACTGGTCTTGGATTGACGGATAAGCACTGGCTCTATCTCTTTGATACTGATTATTGTCATACTCAGTTTGGAGTAATGCTTTCTCAGCACTGACTTCAGACCATGTATAAGGTTTCGTATCAGAGAAGATAGCAGTACCATTAGCATCTGAACCAGAAACATAATCAACATTACTGTTATATTCTGCTTCGTTAGTTGGCTCACCTCTACAAACAAACTCATGGCTATTGCCACCCTTTTTGTTGAGAGATTGTATTGCTGTTGCTATGTCTGTCATTGTTTTCTCCTTTTAAATTTTAACTTGACCATTGAGTTGATGATTCAATTTCCATGGCTACTATTCTCATTCTTGGTTCTCCATTGGCATCACTAATCCAAGTTCTGTGTGCGTTCCAAGTACCACCACTCACGGTTTTTGCATATAGTTTATATGTTATAGCTGATGTAGAATTAGGGTGGTCAATTATACTACAATGAGTAGTTTTGTCGTAATAGTGAGTACCTGAACCCGCATAACTTCTACTAGCATGAATGTTTCCTAAATCTGTTGTTCCTCTATAAGCATGAAGTGCATGACTAGGTGAACCTGTGCTACCTAGTATATGTGTACTAATTTGCCAAGTAACCATAATTCTTGATGATGTGCTTGTTGGTGTAATTGTGATACCACTGTCAGTTACTTCAACCAAAGATGTACTAGTAGTTGAAAAATCTGAATTTCTACCATTTACAGAAACTACTTGTAAAACCTTACCACCAACACCACTAGGCAAAGCAGTAACAGAACTAATTGATTGATTGTTAAGACGAATGATAGCCATTATGCTAGTACCTCCATTACAGTAATTGATGATGCTGACCTTGAATTATCATTACTTGTATCGTTGTTATCTGTATATCCTCCATTTAAAGTTGCAATTACACCTCCATTGTGTTTTGCATAAATTCTATAATTTATAGATGAAGTAGTATTTGGACTATCTAGGTATTCAAGAGATACTGGAAATGACCAAAAATTGCTATTTGGCGATACTCTTTGAGTTACTCTTTCTCTGTTTCCCGCAGTATCACCAATAAAAATTGTATCAGCTGTTCCTCTAGCTATTCTAAACATTAAAGTAGTTCCACTGTTCATACCCCAACCCATATTTGCTCGAACTAAAATTTTACTTGATGTAGAACTAGGAGTGATTGAAACATCTAATCCAGTTACTTGATTCCACCCACTTGCACTAAGGCTAAATCTATCTGTTTTAGTACCTTGTAAAACTTGACCAATCTTTCCCGCAGTAATTGTTTCACTACCACCTAAGGCAATAGAAGTTCCATTAACTGTAACTGAAGAATTGGCTAATTTAGCATTGGTTACAGCACCATTACCTAACTTCGCTTCTGTAATAGCTCCGTCTGCCACAGTCGTAATTAACCCTGTACCATAATGTAATATCCAATCACAAGTATCACTTGCAGATACTGTGGTATCAAAGGTAATCGTACTACCACTCACACTAAAGTTCCCTTGCTGTACGACACCACTAATACTAATTAATAAGTTATTAGCTGATGAGGGTACAAAGTTAGTTGATGATTTCTGTAAGGTGTAACTTGCTGAACCATCAAATGTTAAGTTATCCAGTACCTCTACGTTGGATATGCTTTCAGTACCCCTTCCGATATAGCTCATATTATGCCTCTGGTTTCTCTGGGAATACCACAGCTTCAACATCTGCGACTGTGGTTAATCCGTTAGTAATATCTCTTAATGCTTGTCTGTATGTTGTCATCTCTGCACTCATGGTTTGGTCAGACAAGGCTAGGTAATCTGTTTCTGCAATAAGATTGTTTCTTTTTTCTCTAAGGGAAGTCATCTTTCTATCAAATGTACCTTCATTCCATTCTTGTTCCCTCTGATTTACTTCAGCTTCTTCTTCAGCAGTAAGTTGAACTTTTACTCCGTCTAATAATTTGTATCTAGGCATTTTTCACTCCATATAAAGAAACACTTATTTGTGCAAAGTTTCCACTTGAAGGATATAAATATATTCCTGTGACTGTATCTGTTATTCCTGCGTGAATACCTGCAAAATTTATTGTATTTCTGTTCCCGTTATGTGCTTGTTGATACCCATGTCCGTAATAACTAGGATTGTTTCCAGATGATGTTTGAGGAATATAAATAGAAAAAGAACTTCTAATATCTTCACCACTACCATTATTATCTATTGCGTTAATTATTTGAAAAGAATTTGTTCCAGTGACATTTCCACTAGTTGCCGAGCCTGTACTACTCATCATTTGACCTGAGGAATTATAACTAGATGAGCTAATTCTACCTGCTGATGTTCTAAATCTTGCTCTTATATCAGTATCTGTTGATAAATATAAATCTTTAAAAAATAAAATATGCATACCATAGTCAGTTGAAAAATTAGTAAATTCTAATTCATTTAAACTTGTGCCACTTGATGTAGATATATGAACGAAATCACTTGGCTCACCCGCACCACTCACAGTACCAGTAAACGCATAGGTATCTGCAAGGTTCATACTCTCTGCTTGTATTTTAGATAATGCCATTACTCACCACCCCCATTATCTGTAATTGTGTTTCCTTCAGCTACCCATTCTAGTATTTCTTGGTAGTGTCGGTTTTCTTCATTGTGAGGAACATCTAAAATTTCACCATTTGTATAGATTACTTTATAAATATTAGTCCAAGTTCCGTTTAAATATATTTTTT